TTTATTGGATCGACTGTAACCGCGTCAGGCAACTCAACTTTTGTAACTATCAACTCTAATCCAGATGCTACTTTTATATCAAACACGGCAGCTAGACTGTTAATAAATGATCGCGCGCAAGTAGCCAACGTTGCAGCATTAGCTGCTCTCGCTAATACAAACTCAGCTATCAGCAATCTCAATACAAATCTGACTGGTACAAACACTGCTATTAGAACTTTGGTCAGCGACCGATTACAGGTTGCCAATGCTGTGGTAAATCTACGAGATTTGAGCGATGTTGCTAACATAACACCCAGTGATGGTCATTTTTTAAAATTTAACAATGCTAATTCAACTTTCACTTTCGCTGCTGCATCTGGTGGTGGGACAGATACCTTGGCGAGAAGCGGGATAACGGCGACGAACACTGCTCTTCGTTTATTGATAAGTGATAGAGCTCAAGTTGCGAATGTAGTTCTCAAAACTGGCGGCACAATGAGTGGGGACTTAGTCCTTTCGGGTGCTGATGTACAATTAAATTTGGGTGCTAATACCGCGATCAAACAAGGCTCTGCGAATACTATAGTGTTTCAAACAGGGAAAGCAGCTGGTTTAACCACTACGCTGACTCTCGATTCAGAACAAGATTCTACATTTACAGGTGGAATCGTGATGAACGGTAGCAGTAAATCATTGACTCTCAATAATAATATGCTCGATGAATTTACTGAATTTGCTCGAGCTTTAGAAAACTCAGGAACTTCGAAAACGCTCGATGTTAGTGACAACACACAACTATATACTCTCACTGGTAATGTTACATTTACACTTCCTGCGTTATCCACTTATCCTGATAACAGCGTCAAAACTATTACGATCGTTGTCAAACAGGATGGCACAGGTTCACGAACTGTTGATTTTAGTGCAACCGATGGATTTTCGATCAATAACTCAGCCTCTGTGCCTGATCCAACCGCAGGTGCAAATAAGGTTTCTATGTATACATGTGTTGGGATTAAAGAACTAAGCGAGTGGTTCATTTCACTCTCTTATATTGATGACTAAGAAAGGATTTCAGAATGGATAAAGAACATGTTCTTGGTATGATTAATGTGATTGATGTGTGTGCTAAACGAGGTGCGTTCGAAGGTTCGGAACTCGGTAGGATTGCAACTTTACGTGCTGTGCTTGTAGCAGAAGCTGAGCCGCCTAAAGAAAAAGATCAGCCGCAGGTCGAACTAGAAGCGAAAGAATTATAAATAATCGTGAAATTTTAGATAGCAAGGAGATACTTTATGAGCGACATTGAACAAGCGATCGCGGCTGCTAGAGATAGTAATGCTGCCGACTTTCAGTCAAGTATACAGTCCGCTCTCATGGATCGTCTAGGTGACGCAATCGATGCGAGAAAGACGCAGGTTGCTGCTTCATATCTCCAGCCTGAAGAAGAACCTGAAGAACTCGAGGTCGAAGTAGACGAACCAGAAGCAGAGGAACCTGAGCCTGATGTCTAAATCTTTTTCGCAGCTTGTAGAGCAGCTCAACAAACGCTCAAAATTAGAGGAACGTCGGTCAGAGGCTGACGATCCATACTCATATGACCCAAAGGATGATGAGACTAAATCTCTTGAGCCACGCGCGAAAGGCGAGCGCGACTTCAAAGGCAAACACAAAGTTGAAAAGAAAAAGCATCCTGTTGCTGGTGACGATGTATTTCAGGGAGCTACTAAACCTGGGGGACCGCATAAGGGTTACGAAAAGGCAGGTGAACCTGTAATCAAGCAAGGTTCTAGTGATGTCAAAGTGAATCACGACGGTTCTAAAAATCCTGACAAGAGCAAAGCTATACCTAAAAGATTTGGTGATCTTCGGGTAGTAAATCCTGTCAAGGAAAGTGTTGAGCTAGAAGAAACTGCGTTTCAAGATATTCAAAAGATAGCCAAAAGCAAGCGCGAAGGGCGTGTTCGCTTTTCTAATGGTCGTTTCGAATCTGTCGATCCTGATACGGCTAAAGCTCTCGTTTCGGCTCATGGCAAACTGAACTCTGGTAATAAACAAAAATTTGAGCAAACTGTCAACAAAGATTTCACAGGAATGATGAAGATGGTTGACTTCGCCATGGGAAACAAATAGGAGTTCATAGATGCGCGTTAGACCCATATCGAACACAGTTCAACTTAATTCAGCGAAAAATGTTTTCCTAGCAACTTCTGTGTTGGTGGTTAACACAGGTTCCACAGATAGAACCTTAACCATAGCAAATACAGCCTCTATCATAAATGGTGGTGGTGATTATGGTGGCGCGAGTCAGGCTCAAGTGTTTCTCAATGCAGGTGAAATGATCATAATCGAAAAACAACCAACAGATACGATCAATGCAGGTAACACAGATACAGTTGGCACGAAAGTTGCGAAGGGGAGCGGATAAATGAAACTGATCTGCGAAGTCAACGAAGATATTCAATGCCTAGTTGAAGACGATCTTAATGAAGAAGGAAAGAAAAATTACTTCATTGAAGGCGTTTTCATGCAAGGTAATATCAAGAACAAAAACGGTCGAGTCTATCCCGTTGATGTTCTGAAGAAAGAAGTCGACCGTTATAATAAACAATATATTGCGGAGAACCGTGCTTATGGTGAGCTCGGTCATCCTCAAGGTCCAACGATCAACCTCGAACGTGTTTCACACATGATTAAAGAGTTGCGCCAAGACGGTGATAACTTCAGAGGAAAAGCTAAGATTATGGACACGCCATATGGCAATATTGTAAAAAATCTCATGAACGAAGGCGCGAAACTTGGTGTTTCCTCTCGAGGTATGGGGACGCTCGCTAAGAAAGGCGACTCGATGGAGGTTGGTAAAGACTTTCATCTCGCAACCGCTGGAGATATCGTTGCTGATCCCTCGGCACCACAGGCGTTCGTTGAAGGTATTATGGAAGGCAAAGAATGGGTTTGGGATAATGGCATCCTTCATGAGGTTGACATTGCTTCAGCCAAACAACAAATCGAAGAAGCTGCTTCAACGAGACGCACTGAGGCTGAGGTTCTTAAGGTTTGGGAAAAATTAGTGAGGGGTCTATAGATCCATTTTTATAAATAAGACGTCAAGAAATTTCAATGAGGAAATTAGGAGATAGAAATATGTCTGAAGAACTAGAAAAAATCGTCGAGGACGAAGTGCTCGAAGATGCTCAAGATGAGAGCATTGATGAGGCAAAGAAAGCGTCCATGGGCGATCCCTCCGAGGTTCCTGAGCCAACAGCAGCAACTGCGAAAGCTCCAGGAAAATCGAAAAATCAGGGAGATAAAGCTCCTCCGGCTCAAGGCTCCTCAGTAAAACCTGCAACTAAGATGGCTATGCTTAACGCTGCCATGGCACATATGGGTCAAATGAAAAAAGCTGACCTACAAGCCATGATGGGAAAGATGGGCATGTACGGTACTGAGGGCATGCACAAAGAGGGTATGCATAAAGATAAGATGAAAAAAGAGGGCATGCATAAAGAAGAAGTCGTGCTCGAAAAAGTAACTCGCGAAGATTTTGATATCACTGATGATGTCGCAGCAATTTTCGCTGGTTCCGAAGTTTCAGAAGAGTTCGTAGCAAAAGCAACCGAAATTTTCGAAACAGCTGTTGTTGCTAAAGTCAACGATAAGCTCGCCGAAGTTGCTGAGGTTGCTGAATCAGAACTCGCTGAGTCTACTGAAGTATTCAATAAAGAACTTGTTGATAAAGTCGATAGCTATCTCGACTATGTTGTTGAGTCTTGGATGGAAGAAAACAAACTTGCTGTAGACAGCGGTTTGCGTGGCGAAATTGCTGAGTCTTTCATCGGCGGTCTTAAAAACTTGTTTGAGGATCACTACATTGATATTCCTGAAGAGAAGGCTGATGTAGTTGAAGAACTCGCTAACAAAGTTGAAGAGCTCGAGGCAAAACTCAACGAGTCGATTGAAGAAACGATTGAACTCAAAAAGAAAAATGAAGAGTTCGAGCGTGCTGTAGTTTTCGCTGAAGAAATCGATGGGTTGACTGAAACTCAAATCGCTAAGATGGAATCTCTATCTGAGGCTGTCGATTTTGAAAGCGAAGAAGATTTCCGTGAAAAACTTCAAACGATCCGCGAAAACTATTTCGATGGTCCGAAAGAAGTAATCACCGAAACGGCTGGTCTCGATGACGAGCCAATTGAAATTGATGATGAGGAACCTGCGACCCCCAAGGGTGCCATGGGTGCCTATGTCGCAAGCATTTCACGACAAGTTAAGAAATAGCATTTTATAAATATTGTTTGAAATAATCTCGAAAGGAGAAGGAGAGTAAAATGTCTGATAACCTAATGGAAAAGTGGGGTCCCGTTCTTGATCATCCAGATCTAGATAAGATCGGTGACTCTCACAAACGCCACGTTGTCGCACAGCTTTTGGAAAACCAGGAGCAATCGGCTCGTGAACAGGGCGTTGGCTCTGGTGGATATAACGCTCCGTCACTACTGGGCGAGGCTGCACCTACGAACGCGATGGGTGCTTCTTCCTCGACCGCTTCTGACGGTGCTGTTGATATCTTCGACCCAGTGCTAATTAGCCTCGTTCGTCGTTCTATGCCTAACCTGATCGCCTATGACGTATGCGGCGTTCAGCCTATGACTGGTCCGACTGGTCTAATCTTTGCGCTTCGTTCACGCTTCAGCAGCCAGTCTGGCACCGAAGCTCTGTTCGACGAAGCCAATACCACGTTCTCACGTTCTGCTGTTGCTAACACGGCTTCTCAGCTCGTTGTTGCTAACGCAACTGGTGGTAAAACCCAAACCAGCAATGATCCGACGACTCGTGCTGCTGATTCAGCTGTCACTGGTTATAGCGTATCAACTGGTGTTTCGACTGCGGATATGGAAGCTCGTGGCGATGGTGCTACGAATGCTTTCCAAGAAATGGCATTCAGTGTCGAGAAAGTTGCTGTCACGGCAGTATCTCGTGCTCTGAAAGCTGAGTACACGATGGAATTGGCTCAAGATCTTAAGGCAGTTCATGGTCTTGACGCTGAAACCGAACTCAGCAATATTCTTTCTGCTGAGATCCTTGCGGAAATCAATCGCGAAGTCATTCGTACGATTAATTATTCTGCAACTCCTGGTGCTCAGGAAAATGTCACTTCCGCTGGTACTTTCAACCTTGACACCGACTCTAACGGTCGTTGGATGGTTGAGAAGTTCAAAGGTCTGTTGTTCCAGATTGAGCGTGACGCCAACGAAATTGCGAAGGCAACTCGTCGGGGTAAAGCTAACGTCATGATCTGCGATTCGGATGTAGCATCCGCGTTGTCGATGGCTGGCGTGCTTGACTACAGCCCTGCGATGTCGACGAACCTCAATGTAGACGACACGGGTAACACCTTTGCTGGTGTTCTCAATGGTCGGATCCGCGTTTACATCGATCCGTACTTCAGCTCCAATGCTGGCAACCGCTATTACACGGTTGGCTACAAAGGTGCGAGTGCTTTCGATGCGGGTCTGTTCTATTGCCCATACGTGCCTCTGCAAATGGTCCGCGCCATTGGCGAAGATACCTTCCAGCCAAAAATTGGCTTCAAAACTCGGTACGGAATGGTCGCGAATCCGTTCGCTACGACCGATGCCGATGGAGCTATTGGTGGCTTCGACGGAAACAAAGCCAACAAATACTATCGTTTGGCTGCCGTTTCGAACCTTATGTAATAATAACCATAAGGCGAGCAAAAACTGGGGAGGGCGAAAGGCTCTCCCCTTTTTTTTTAATTTCCATTTACAATTAACGATTGTGACGCTATTATGAGTAATGTCACGAGGGGTCATAATATATTATAAATAGAGTACACGATAGGATAGACATATGAGTACTCAAGAACAGCCAGATAATCTAAATTATCTTTCACCACTCGGCTTTCGTTTTCAGTTAAAGCGACTTCCGAATGTAAATTATTTTACACAATCCGTTACTCTACCGACTCTCACACTCAATCCTATAGAACAGCAAACTTCTCCATTCGGTATCATACCCAGACCTGGAGATAGATTACAATATGATCCATTTACACTCAGGTTCCGAGTCGATGAAGATCTGACTAATTATATTGAAATCGAAGACTGGTTAGTGGGTTTGGGACATCCTGAAAGTTTTGAGCAAACGAAAGAGTTCGCTGAGTCTAATCCTTCACCCTTCGTAACTAAAGCACGTGGAGGCGGTGCTGCACAAGCATCTAACTATGTTTCTGACGCCACTCTTACTGTGTTGACGAGCCATAAAAATCCTCATATAAATATATTTTTCCAGGATGTATTTCCTATATCACTAACAGAGTTGACATTCGATGTAACTCAACCTGATTTAGAATATCTTGAGGCATCTGTAACATTTAGATATAGGAAGTTCAAAACAGAAAGGATATAGTATGTTTCCTGATGATCTTATCATTGAACGTGTGAATGAATCGAAACCTTGGTTTGAAAAGAACTGCTTCAACCCCGATGAAATATTCACTATGGATGAGTTCAAAAATCACATCAACTTTCGCCCCAACCTGAGACAAGAACGAATTAACTGGATCGGTGATATCGGTGAATTAAGTTGGGGAGGTGAAGAATGGTGTTGCGATCAGAACAACTGGCCAATAGGTTTGTTTGATCGATTGTTAGATAAGCATGCTGTTTGTCTCGAGGATAGTTCGCGTATCAACAAAAACATAAATGAAATTTGCAAAAAGCTCGAGCTCTCCTCAGGCTCACCGACTGATGCGCATATCTTCTTTTCGCGCCAATCAGAAAGTAAAAGTTTCAGTGCTCACTGGGACTGGTCATCTAATATCATATGCCAGTTCTACGGAACTGCTCATATCAAAGTTTATGCAAATATCCCAGAAAACATAGACAACGAACATAGAACATGGGTAAAACAAGAGGAAGATTTAGAGCTTGTATATGAACAAGATATGGATCCTGGAGATATAGCATATGTCCCTGATCAAACGTATCACTTCTATAACCCAAAGTCTAAACGACTGAGCATTAGTTTTCCCATGAATGCCAACTCACAAGATAAACGTCAACAAAGACAATGGATTGAGCCATAGTCCATTTACAATCGTTGAGTTTTAATATAGAATGATCTCATGGTTAACATTGATGAAATAGTT